GATATGCATTACTACAAATTCAATATTGCCGACTATCGGAAAGATACAGGCCATCTGTCCACGCTTGAGCATGGCATTTATCGTCAGCTCATAGACTGGTATTACCTTGACGAACAACCTATCCCAGCGGAAACCCAAGTGGTTGCCAGACGGTTACGCTTGGCTTCCGAGATGGATTTGCACTCACTAAACATGGTGCTTTCAGACTTCTTTGTTTTGGGCAAGAACGGATATGTTCACAAACGCATAGAAGTTGAGATCAAGGATTACCATGAGCAAGCAGATAAAAACAAGACCAATGGAAAGCTAGGTGGTAGGCCAAAGAAAACCCAGTCGGTTATTTCTGGGTTGCCAGATGAAAGCCAAAATAACCCTAACCATAAACCATTAACCATAAACCAAGAACCAAATTTAACAGTATCTAAAGATACTGTTCGTCCGCCAACAGGCGAACCTGAAGAAAAACAAGGTTCAAAGTTACCAGGATGTGATCACAAGGGTGTTCTTGCCATTTACCACTCCACCTTGCCAAACCTACCTACTGTCGAGATTTGGAATGACACCCGTGCTGGTTACCTCAGACAACGCTGGCGAGAGGTTGCGCTGGACTTAGCCAAAGATGGCCCTGTTACCCATGAAGATGTCTTGGGCTGGTGGAAGCAGTTTTTCAGGCATGTTGGCAATTCCAAGTTCCTGACAGGCAAAACCCAAAACAAGGACAAGCCCCCGTTCTTGGCTGACCTTGAATGGATCATTCGGCCAACCAACTTCGCAAAAATCATTGAAGGCAAATACCACAGGGATTGATCATGGCACTTAAAAACTTTACAAAATTCAACAAAACCGAAGCTGTTGACGACAGCCCAAATACCCACAACTGCTTCGCCAATGGTTGCCCTATGGCTGGCGGTATCTCTACAGGTAGCAACTGGGTCTGTGCCTACCACCATCAAGCTGAGGCTACTGATTGGCCAAGGGTGACCGAGGCTTTGCGCGATAGCGAGAAGATTCGTATTGCGATCAACGAGGTCATGGTGATTGACATGATCTCCTGGGGATCAGCGACCAATGGCTACCCGCCCAAGTGGCAAGAGTTTGCCGCCTTGTTCGACAATGAGCCTGAGCTTCAGCCCACTGACCACGAGAAGATCCGCAAAACAAAGTACGAGTACCGCCTGCGCAATGAGCTGGCTATCCGTGCAGGCTTAGCAAAGAGGAAATCATGAAACACGAAGACATCATTCGCTTGGCGATAGAACACACCATCCATGGTCTGAAGTTTGATGAAGATGGTCTAGTACGATTTGCCAACCTTGTGGCTCAGCGTGAGCGTGAGCGTATTAAGCAAGCCAACGCGCCAGAGATTGAGCGTATCAATACCCATATTAAAGAACTAGAAGATGCAGTCCTAGCCGAGCGTGAGGCGTGTGCAAAGGTGTGTGATGACCATTGTGGTTGGACACCAAGAATGATTGGCGAAACCATCCGAGCAAGGGGGCAAGCATGACCATCCCAACATTCAGCGTTCAAGGCAAGACCATCACGCATGAGAACCCAACGATCATCAGCGATGGCTTAATGGTGTGCAAAGAAGCCTACATCGAGATCGAAACCAAAGACATGAGCCAGACATTTGTTCACCTTCTCATGCATCACATGGGCGAGGGCAACATCCGAGTTAGGGTAGCCAAAATAAAGGAACAAAAATGACTGAAGAAAAAAAGCAATATACCTATGTTCAGATACTGCAAGAGCAACTTAGAAACGAGGTTGACCACAATGAAACATTGTTGGCTTACATACGATTGCTTAATGCTCAGGTCAGCGGCAACACGCACAAAATAACTGAACTGCAACATAAGATTGCCAAAGCATTGGGGGTTGAAAGTGACAAGACATGACGCCCAAAAAATCCTTGACCAAATCCGGGAAGGGTTTGGCAATTCCTACACCGAGGCTTGCGCCATCGAATGTCTCTATCTCACCGGAGACCTTGGAACACATGAGACAGTGCGAAGCAAGGGAGTGGATCAGCCGATACTCGAAGAAGGCTATCGAGGTCGGCTCAGGCAACGCGCAATTGTGGTGGGCAAAAGTAAAGAATGACATCGAAAAGAGGCGTGGAACTGAAGCCATGCTAGACCTAGTAAACCGAATGAAACAGGAGCGAGAAAATGGCAAAAGTAGAACTAAGTGACTTCCAGCGTAAGTTCTTTGCACAAGGGACAGGGCAGCAGCTCTTTACCGCAAAGGAGTTTGAGGAGGGCATGGCCCAGGCGAAAGCCGAGATCATGGCCGTAGCTATCCAAACCACAAAACAAGCTATCGGCATAGAGCGAGAAGCCTGCGCACAGATTGCCCAACAAGCTGGCTTTGATGAACTAGCACACGCCATCCGAACAAGGATGCACCGTGCGGATTGAGTTGGACTTCCCCCCATCGGAGTTGTTCCCTAACCGGGCCAAGGGTGTTCATTGGGGCAAGCTGTACAAGCTTCGCTCGGACTACCGAGAGAACAGCACATGGCTAGCTAAGCATCAGATCAATGGCTGGAAGCATCAGGGAGGCAACATCAAGCTGACCTTGACCTTTGAGATGCCTGACAAGCGCAAGCGTGATGCAGACAACTGCCTAGCCGCGGCCAAGGGTGCTTTGGATGGTTTGGCTGATGCCCTGTTCGTCAATGACCAACTGTTCCAACCCATCCTGATCTACAGGCAAGAGGGCAAGAAGCCAGGGAAACTTATCGTTGACATTGAGGAGCTGACATGAGTGAAAAGATGATAGACCCGAACGATGCGGTCGATTTCATGATTGCCCAATCTGCTAAGTATGCCGAGGCCGAGGCGAACAAGGTGTACATGGAGGAGCTGAGGAAGACAATCAAGGCCGAGGAAATGAAGAACGCTGAAGCCTATGGCAATGGCGAGTACAAGACCGCAGCCATGCAAGAGAGGGAAGCCTATGCCTCACCCCGCTACAAAGAGCATCTAGTTGCCCTTAGACAAGCCGTACAGGAGCGAGAACGCCTTCGGTGGCTCCTCATAGCCGCTCAGGAAAGAATTGCCGTATGGCGCTCCCAGGAAGCCTCTAACCGCCATGTCGAGAAGGCTACCCTGTGAACAACAACCTAACCGCCAAAGAAAAAGCCTATGTCGGGCTAGTCAAGGAACTACCTTGCTCGGTCTGTGATGCTGAAGGGCCAAGCGATGCCCATCATGTCAAACAGCACAGGCAGTACACCGTGGTCGCCCTCTGTAAGTCCTGTCACCAAGGCAGCAAGATGGGCTGGCATGGCGAGAGACGCGCCTGGGCCATAGCCAAGATGGAGGAGATTGATGCCCTGAATGTCACAATTCAGAGGGTGATGGAGCTATTGATGCGGAGGTAGGGTTTGTCCTAATAAAAATATTTATAAAAAGATTGCCAAATGGTTTTAACTTCATGTTAAGATGCAATCACTGCAATAAGCAGGTTACTTGAAAGACAAACATCATGACCACAGCAACACAAATCCAAACAGAAGCCCTGATCGCCACAATCACTTCTGACATTGATGCCCTGTATGTACTCGACCAGCAAGCCAAAGCATTGGCTGAGCAAATCAAATCCCTGAAAGATGCCATTGCCAACAAGTATGGCGAAGGCGAACACAAAGGCGAACTCCACAGCGTGACTGTCAAGATGGTCGAGGTCTCAGGTACTGTGGACTACAAAAAGCTTTGCGTGGCTTATGGCATCCAAGACGATGTCCTCAACACTTTCCGCAAAGAGAATCGTGCCGACATCCGTGTCACCCCTACAAAATAATTTACAAAAGGGGTTGACAGCCCCTTTTAACTTTGTGTTACAATTCATTCACGCCAATAAGGCGGTTACTTGAAAGACCTAAACATGACACACACCAACAAAATCTCTGACTTTGCACACAACTACAAGAATGTTGTTTCGTTTGATGATGGCGAGACAGTTCAAGATGTGACAGTCGCATATGACTACTACCCCGAAGAAAACAACTATCCGCATGACCATAGCTCTGCGGAAGTTTATGAAATATTCATCTTCGATGCTCAAGGCAAAGACATTACCTTTGATGTGCCAACTGATGAGTTTGCTCGCTTGTCAGAGGAAACCAAACAAGAGCAACAGCGTTTGATTGCAGAATCCAAAGAATACGTGGGAGAGTGACATGAAGTATTTTGGCATTAACTTCTTCGCTGACCACAAGCAACATGCAGATGCAATTTGGGCTGTTGGTCGCTATGAACTTGAAAAACAAATTTTGGCTCAGTACCCCCATGCTACTGGCATTTACATTTGGCTCATCTAAGGACAAACATCATGAAAGAAGAAGTCGATATCACTATCAACACAGAAAACAATGTTCGTGTGAACCTGTGCGAGTGGGATGATGGCGGTGTGTGGTTGTACCTCCAAGGCCGCCAAGCATCCATGAGTACCACTCTGACCCGCTCAGAGGCTGAGCAAGTGTTAGCTGGTCTGCAATCCATCCTCGCTAAAGAGGTGACAGCATGATTTACACAGTCAAGATCAAAGGCATCAAGAACCACACCTCCGAACACAAGATGGAGGCCGAAAGCCCTGATCAAGCCATTGACTTGGTCATGGACAAGGTTTCTGATGACATCACAGAAGTTTGGTGTGAAGACATCCACGAAGTTTTATGAGCGAGACCAAAATGAGTGACTACATCAAAGGGTTCAACGCTGGCGTGGACTGCGTTTTGAATGAAATTGAGCGGCTTGAGAAAATAGCCCCTATAAACCTCGAACAGCTCATCAAGCACCTTGACCCTCAACGAGATCAAAAGTCGGCTCAAAAGCCCGAAAAAGGGGCTTCATGAGCATGGCTGTGATCAAGAGTGTGCGTGTCGCACTCCGAGGCGTACCTGATGGCATGACATTGGAAGACTTGTCTGACTTGCTGGGTAGACCCAAAACCAATGTCAGGAAAGTTTTAAAGAACATGCCTGATGTTTACATTGACCGATGGGAAGTCGCACCTCGAGGGCAGTACAAAGCCATTTGGTGTGCGGTTGTCCCTCCCTCTGATTGTCCAAGACCTGAAGGAAAAAGCATATGAGATTCGGATCAGTTTGCTCTGGCATTGAGGCCGCATCGGTTGCTTGGCATCCACTTGGATGGGAGGCAGCTTGGTTGTCCGAGATTGAGCCGTTCCCTTGTGCGGTACTCAAGCACCACTACCCTGATGTGCCAAACCATGGGGATATGACCTTGTTGCCCGAAAAGATTCTGCAAGGCGAGGTAGAAGCACCTGACCTGTTTTGTGGTGGTACACCCTGTCAAGCCTTTTCGGTGGCGGGTCTTCGTAACTCTCTAGATGATGCTAGGGGTAATCTTTCACTCACCTTTGTAGGGATAGCAAATGCAATTGACCATGTTCGATCTCTTCGACGAGATGCTCCAGCAATCATCTTCTGGGAGAACGTCCCAGGAGTCCTTAACACAAAAGACAATGCATTCGGGTGCTTTCTTGGCGCACTTGCCGGGGAAAATGATCCGATCATCCCACCAGGGGACAAATGGTCGAACGCAGGTTGTGTGTATGGCCCCCAAAGAGCAGTCGCGTGGCGAGTCCTCGACGCCCAATATTTCGGAGTGGCCCAACGACGCCGCCGTGTGTTCGTTATCGCAAGTGCTAGAGACGACATTGATCCCGCAGAGATTCTTTTTGAGTTCGAGAGCGTGCGCAGGGATACTGCGCCGAGCAGACAAACGGGGCAAAGAGCTCCCTCCAGCGCTCAAGACAGCTCTCGAGTCAGTAGCGGTGGACTTCAAGGAAGAAATGACTGCGGAGTAGAGCTATCAGGTCCACTCTCAGCAAGGGACTACAAAGATGCGGGGACTGATGGCATGAACAAGATTTCAGCCAAGATGATCCCTGCGGTGTATGAGAACCACCCTGCCGATAGCCGAGTCAAGGACATGGGCGAGGTCTGCTCTACTGTGACATCAAGATGGGGTACAGGCGGAGGCAATGCACCTATGGTCACGCAGCCGACAGACATCCAAGAGGTTGTCGGGGCTTTGGATACCGAGTGTGGTGGCAACAAGATGAGCCATCAGACGATAGCGAGTGGTCACTTATTGCCCATCAAGTCATTCTATGAAAGCAGCCTTGCTCAATACCGAGAGGACAATGTGAGCGGAACTATCAAGGCTTCGGGCGGTGTAGCTGGCGGAGGGAGCGAGACTTTTTTGGCTCAGCCTGTGGCCTATTCGTTTGACAGCTTGGCAAGCAACAGCATGAAGTCTAGCAACCCCCACAGCGGATGCCGAGAGGTCGATCTGTCCAAGACAGTAGACACCTTTGACCCAAACCCAAGCAAGAACCAAGGCGGAATCGCCATCATGCAACCAATACCGATCCACGATCAAGCAACGCGCCATGCAGGCAAAAATGGGGAAAAGACTATGGGAAAAGGTAATGGACTTGGGATTGGACAACCCGGTGACCCAATGAACACATTAACCAAAGGCGATCATCATGCTGTCGCTTACAACATAGCGCCTGGCAAGGGTGCATTAAAAGACGATATTCATGTAACTGATGCTTACATCTCAAAAACAATTGATGCATCAGGCAGTAATCCTGCTATGCATCAAGGCGGTGCGGCCATCCTTCAGCCAATCGCCTTTCACCCTACACAAGACCCTATAACAAGCACAGATGGCACAACTCATGGCCTTGGATGCGGATCAAGCGGTGGTCAGGCAAGTATTGCCATAGCTCAGCCCATAGCATTTGAGCCAGGAAAGCTGAAAAGACTTGGCTATGGTGATGCAGAACCCGGGCTTGCACCTGCACTTAGGGCGGAAGCTGGCGACAATCAGCTAGCGGTAGCTCAACCATTGGCATTTGTGCAGAACAGCCGAGATGAGGTTCGCCTGATGGGTGGAGATGGCTCTCATGTGGGAGCATTGACCGCAGAGCCGGGTGCAAAGCAACAATGCTATGTGACTCAACCTGTAGTTCTGATGGATCAAGGTGGAAGCGTGATGAATGTTCAAACTGATGGCACAGTAGGCACATTGCGAAGAGAAACCCATGGCCATGAGCCTGTCATCATGCAGCCTATCCCAATCGATAGCATGAACCACTTAGGGCGAGACAATGAGAATCACAGCATGGGGGACTTTGTTCCTGGTGCGCCAAGCTACACCCTCACTAAGGGACATAGTCATGCGGTTGCTCATGAGATTCCTGTATGCATAGGTGGACAGCATCCAAATGCGGGAGTCAGTATTGACCAAACTCCAACCCTAACAAGTGCCATGGGCGCTGGTGGTGGTCATGTGCCTGCGGTATCAGTAGCACCCACTCTCACGGCATCCAATGACCCAAGCCGATCACCGCAATCAACAGAGGTGACAAACCAAGTGGCCGCAGTCTATGAGACAGCTATGGCCGTACGCAGACTCACCCCTGTAGAGTGCGAACGTCTCCAGGGCTTTCCCGATGGTTACACAAACATCCCATGGCGTAAGGCAGCCGAGTCCCCTGATGGGCCAAGGTACAAGGCTTTGGGTAATTCCTGGGCCGTGCCTGTAGTTGCATGGATTGGTAAGAGGATAGATGCCGCAATCAAGGAGAAAAGAAATGGATGATGATGACATTCAGGAGTATGTTCGCCCTTGGGTGGGTCTGACGGATGAGGAGATAACGGAGTTGCACCATGAAATTAAAGTGCGATTGATGGGCACATACAAAACTGAAGACATCTACCGAGCCATTGAAGCCAAACTCAAGGAGAAGAACATATGATCCACACCGATGAAGATGATGAGTTTTCCCGCATAGAGCATGAAAACGCCATAAAGACAGGGCAACCCTACCACTTTGACATTTTTGTATCTCCATCCCAACGCAATCAGGTCTTGGAAGAGGTAGCACTTGAGATCGACAAGATGCTCAATGGTGGAGATACTTCGGCAAGCTTTGCGGCATTTGTTAGGGGAATGAAGACATGACAGAGGAGATTTGGTCGCCAAAGTGGATAAAACAAAACCCTGAACTGGCAAACAAAGCCATCACAGAACTACAGACCAAAGTCCAAGAGCTAGAGTCAAAGCTGAAACACGCAACAACAAAATCCGCAAACCTTGAGAAACAAAACAAAGAGTTCAAGCTAACCATCAAAGACATGGACAGAAGAATCATGAGAGGGTTAAAAGACTAAAGCATTGCATACAAACGAAAAGGTGCGTTAAACTTTGGGTTAAAGGAGTTCAGCAATGGCAAAGAAACCAAAGAGTCTTCCCAGCGATGATGTCGCAGATGTGACAGGTGAGCCGCAAAAGAAAGAAGAGACAAAGATGGGCAGACCATCCAAGTACTCTGAAGAGATAGCTAACGAGATATGCGTAAGGCTAGGATTAGGAGAGAGCTTAAGAAAGATCTGCTTAGATGATCACATCCCAAGCTTGGCGACTGTGATGACTTGGTTGTCTCGCAAGCCTGACTTCCTAGAACAATACACACGCGCACGGGAAATTCAAGCTGAGACTCAGTTCGATCAATTGATTGACATTGTTGATCAACCGCCTGAGCTTAGCTATGTGACTGGCAAGAATGGCGAGCAGATTGAGGTCAAGTTTGACTCTACCTATGTGGCTTGGATGAAGCTTCGGGTTGATACTCGCAAGTGGACTGCCGCTCGGATGGCTCCCAAGAAGTATGGTGAGCATAAGCAAGTGGAAGAGGCCGTCGATCCATCGGTCATTGATGTGACTGTCAGGGACATGATGGATGTGGCTGTCAAGCGACTCGAGTTGATCCGGATTGCCGAATGACCGCTGTCATTGAGCAAGAAGTACTAGATATCCTGCAAGACCAGGAACTTCAGCGCAAGCTTGGGCCGTACCATGGTGCAGCCTATGCCACTCGCATCAAATGGCTCTCAGGGGCATTCAATCATCAAAAGCTACCCCAAGGCGAGTGGTGGAGTATTTGGCTCATGCTCGCTGGCCGTGGAGCTGGCAAGACCCGAACCGCAGCAGAACAGCTTTGGTGGTGGGCTTGGGAGAACCCTGGTACTCGGTGGTTAGTATCCGCTCCTACATCAATGGATGTCAGGGGAACTTGCTTTGAGGGCGAGTCAGGGCTTATCGCTGTGATCCCTGAGATACTGATCCAAGACTACAACAAAGCCTTGCATGAGATCACCTTGGTCAATGGAAGCCTGATCAAGGGCATCTCAGCCTCAGAGCCTGATCGCTTCCGTGGAGGCCAATACCATGGGGCTTGGCTTGATGAGTTGGCCGCTTGGGACTACCTTGATGAGGCTTGGTACAACATTCAGTTCGCTGTGCGTCTTAAGAAGGCTGATGGCAGGACTCAGGTGATCGCTACCACTACACCGAGACCCAAGGACTTGATTGTGGAGCTAGTGGGCAGAGAGGGTGATGATGTCGCCATCACTACCGCCTCGACCTATGTGAACCTAGCCAACCTTGCGCCAAGCTTTCAAAAGCAGATCCTTGCCTATGAGGGTACAAAGATCGGCCGCCAGGAGATTCATGCTGAGCTGATCGACCCCGAAGAGTCGGGTATCGTCAAGCGTGAGATGTTCAAGCTGTGGCCGCCAAACAAGGAGTTCCCCAAGTTTGAGTACATCTTGCAGAGTTATGACTGTGCGAGCTCGGAGAAGACTGTCAACGATCCCACGGCCTCCATCACTTTCGGTGTGTTCAAGCCACTTGACGGGCCAATGTCGGCCATGGTGATCGACTGCTGGCAAGACCGCCTCCAATACCCTGACCTGCGCCCCAAGGTGATCGAGGAGTACGATGTGGTCTATGGCGAGGGCAAAAACAAGAAGCGCGTTGACCTGATCCTTGTGGAGGACAAGTCAGCAGGTATCGCCCTGATCCAAGACTTGCAGCGTGGTCACTTGCCTGTCCGTGCCTATAACCCAGGGCGAGCTGACAAGATACAAAGGCTGAACATTGTGTCCAACATCATTGCCGCTGGGCGTGTATGGATACCTGAGAGCAGTGTCAGGAAGGGCTATGTTAAAGACTGGGCTGAGGGCTTCGTATCCCAAATCTGCTCATTCCCTGACTCAACCCATGATGACTTCGTGGATGCCTGTACCCAAGGCTTGAGGTTCTTGCGTGATGCGGGTTGGCTTGACATTGATGGTGCGCCAAGGGATGACTACGACATGGATGACTTTGTGGACAGCGGTATGGCTCGCAAGCTTGAGAATCCATATTCCGCATAAAGGAGAAGCAATGATTCACTACACACCCGAAGGCCACCGCATCAAGCTGGGCCTGAACTTCAGCCGATCACAGGGCGGATTCCGATTGCTATGGGCATGGTATGACTTCGCTACTCACAAAGCCACCACCTACCGCTTTCGCTTCCGTTGGCACATTGCTCCTCGACTCATGTGGGAGGTCAAGTCTTGGAGCGTGATCGAAAGCTACATGAACATGCACGGTTTGGCGATGGTTGAACGAGAAGTGCTGGAAGACCTGAACGCCATTGAGTTAGACTACAAGCACCTTAATGACTCGGTTGTGCTGATTAAGCCATGATGGACGGATGCCAACACCCAAGGTATCATTGGGGCAACAGCAACTCAGCGGGATAAGCCATGGCTGACGAAAACAAACCAGCGTTCTACCCACGGGTCGGAAGAAACATCGCCAAGAACTTCAGATCGGCTCAGCCACCAGCCTTTATTGATGACGAACGTGCGATGGAACTCCCGCAGTACAGCGAGAACATCAGGGGCTTGGGCAGGGTTGACTTAAGCATCCCCACCAAAGAAAACCGAGAGCTGAACAGGCGTATCAGCCAACGTGATGCTGACCTTATGCGTCAAGTACAGGCTGACAGGTCTATCCCTGAGAAGATTGCTGGTGGCTTACAGGCTGGTAGGTTGATGGGTTCAGCCCTAGCTCAATCTGTTGCATCAATCCCCACGGCCATCACTAAGGGCGGTAAGGCGGCTGAAGACTACATCGCTGAGAACATCTACCAGCCTACACAACCCTTGGCATATGAGTACGCAGGTGACATAGGCGACTTCCTTGGGAAGCTTGAGACTGAGTACAAGATACCGCCCATCTTGCCAGAAGCGATGGCCTTGCAGTATTTGTCAGGCCCAGGCACATCCCAAGCCAAAAGGGCGGCAGATAGAGGTGCAGAGCAAGCTGGTATGGCACTTGAGCGTGGCATGGAGCCAGTTGTCAGGGGTGCTTTGGAGCAAGGCGGTCTACCCCGCGAGATGGCTTTGGCGATGGGTGCGAACACGCAATCCAATGTGATCAAGCCCAAAAATGGCAATTGGTTCGGAACAAGTGTGCCAGATGCGATGAGTATTTACAAACGCAACACAGCCGCTGGTAATAATCCTGCCGACATTCTCCAGCAGATGCAAGAGCGCTACACGCCTGAAGTGCTTGCCAATATGCAAGAGGGTTCAAGAGCAAACATCTTGGAGCAAACAGACACCTTGGAAAAGATGGCTGCTCTCAATAAGTGGGTTGATAGCAACTTGACCAACTATGTCAAGAAGCAGATGGCAACCCCTGAAGACCCGATTCGTAAGTTGGCTGAAGAAGGCATTATTCACATCCCGACCGAAGAAGTCGGCATCAATCGATACAGAGCGCCAAGACATCGTGAGCTATATGAGGGTGAACAGCTTGGGCAATCCGAAGCCGCCAAAGCATGGGAAGATGCATCAGATGTAGCAATCAATGCGCCCAAAGTAGAGATACTGCAAGCCAAGAATTTTCTAGATAGGAATCCTTGGATCAAAGATCTTCCTATGGAACAGCGCGTCTATGCCCTGAACAGCCCGGCATCAAGCAGTCAAGAGATTAGTGGGCTTGGTTTTGACCACATCATGGATGTGTTGCGCCAAGACTTGGTATCCGGTCGCATCCGCCCTGAGCAACTAAACAAGGTCAGTATGGAGCAAGCGGTGCGCCGCACCTATGAGTATGACCAAGAGATGGCTAAAGAGATGCGAAGGGTTGCTCTTGAGCGACAAGAGGGCTTCCCAGTACAGAAAGAGTATCCAGAAGGATACAAGTGGATTGAGTTGACCAAGCCTAAGTATGAGGTGCTTGAGGAAAACTTGCCCGCTGGTTACTCATTAAGAAAATCAGATGATGCTTATGAGAATCAAAAGTGGCAAGTTGTTGATGAAAAGGGTTTGCCAGCGGCTGAGTATGTCAGAGCAAACTTCAATTCAAAAGTTGGTGATCCCAAGCTCAAGGCATTAGAAAACTTCTTTGACAAGAAGAGCAACAAGCAACTCAAAGATGCCCTTGACTATGAGGGCAAGGCTATGGGTCATTGCGTTGGCTCATACTGTGATGAGGTATCTGAGGGCAACAAAAAGATTTACACCCTCAGAGATAAAAAGGGCGAGCCTCATGTGACGATTGAGGTAGTTCCTTCAGATGATGCTCAAGCATTTTATGAAGCCAACAAGAAGTGGTTAGACCAACCTGTAATCAGAAGAGAACTAGACTTGATGCAAGACCCTGACTTGGACATCCCATTGTCAGAACAGTATGTAACTGCCGCAAGAAAGTTGTTAACTGAGTCAGGGATTCAATTTAATGAGCCAACACCCATCCCTCCAGTAATCAAGCAGATCAAGGGCAAACAAAACCGTGCGCCAAAGGATGAGTACTTGCCATATGTGCAAGACTTTGTGCGTAGTGGAAACTGGACTGATGTGCGTGACTTGAGTAACACAGGTCTGCTTCAGCCATATGAGGTTATTGGCTCAGAAGCCTTGAAGGCATTAAAAGCCAAAGGCATTCAGATTCCAAAATACATGACCAAAGAAGAGGCGGATGAACTTGGCAAACAAGCTATCCGCGCTTCTGATATTCCAACACTTGATGAGGCGGCAAAGTTATTGCCACCAGAAGGCATGAAAGCGGGTGGCAAGGTCTCCATCTCTAAGAACCCTGACACCATGATGCTTGAGCTGAACAACCAAAAGATGAAGAATGGTGAGCCTGCTTATGGGGCTGGCAAGCTAGTCACCTCAAAAGCCGCCAAAGTACCGCCTCCTATTCGCTTCCCTGTGACTCGAGGCCCTTCTATACCTGAGATCAGAGCTATGGCTGAGCGCATGGCTCCTCAAGTCATGGGTGAGTTTGTTCGAGAAGCACCAACAGCTAGCAAACCAAATCCAAGTGCCAATGTGGTTGGAAAGTCTAAGAAGCAATTTGACAGAGAGAAAAACTTGCAAATTGGCTATCAGGACATCAAGACTCCAGTTACACCACAGGAGTTTGACTATGCCAAGCACAAGGATGATCTGCTCATTGGCGCAGCCGGAGATGTGACGCCTGCCAACCGCATGTTGTTATCAATTGACAACCAACCATTGTCTTATGCTGTTCACCAACAGGGTGGCCCTGAGTGGGCGCTGTACAACCCATCAGGATGGGCTGCTTCAGATGAAATGGCTAGAACATACATGAAGAGGGCTGACATGGCGGCAGAAGCCTATGATGCTGAGCCTCTTCTGCACTATCACAAGATGACGCCAGATGCCAACTGGTATGCCATGCATCATCTGCACTCACTGCTAGGACATATGCGTCCCGAAGAGTTGCGGTTTAAAAATCCAGAGCTGTACTCAAAGATGGTCGATGAAATTCGCAACAAAGATGTAGGCTTCGGTAAACACCCAGAGTTTGAAGGCTTTGATGATCCGCTTAACCTAAACATCCATGCACAGATTGATCCACACTTCCGTCGGCATTTAGGTGCAATATTAGGTTCTCCCACATTTGCTGAGCGTTATGGTCTGAACAGCGGTGTAGATGTTATGGCCGCTACCTCATTGCCTGAACTGCGTGATTTGGAAGTTGGCTCAAGCGGTTATGCAATTGTCCCACTTGACACTAAAGCACCGCTACAGCACTTTGCGGCTGATAGCCAAACCTATGACACAGGCTTCCCAATGAAGGGTGAACCAATGCGTTCCAAGTATCCTTCGCCTTATCAGTTGATCTATCGTGATACGCTGAATTGGATGAAAGAACACCCATCTGAGAAAAAGTCAAGTGAGTTTGGCCGCATGAACATGATCGTGCCAAAGCAACAGATTGACAATGAGTTGATTGAAGCTATTGGTGAGTACCAACGCCGCATGAAAGAGCTGACAGGCAAGAAGAAGGGCGGGGCTATCAAGAAGCCTATTAAGAAAGCCGAGGGCGGTGCAATCACAGGCGATGACCTGATCATTGAGGAAAGACCACTATGAGCTTAGTCCGTGGATTGATTCAGCCCGGCTTGTCAACCGCCAAGAAGACTGCCCCTTTCTACTCTGCCGTGGATGAGGCATTGGCCGCAGTCAAGAGACCCAAAGGTACAGGCGCTGAGTTCTACACCGAACTGACTAAACAGCCAGGGGTCAAGAAGGCTGAATTGGCTGACCGCAAGCTTGAGCAAGCCTTTAAAGCCAAGGGCAAGATCACCAAGGAGGAGGCTCAGCAAGTATTGGCTGACAACCCACCGCCTCAGCTTTCAGAGCATGTCTATGACATTACCAACAAACAGTACCATGAGTTGCTTAACCAAAAAAGAATCGAGAATGGTTACAAGTCATGGTCTGAAGTTCCTAATGAGAAAAGATGGGAATGGGAAGCAGAACTAGACCCGAGATTTGAAAAGCATGGTGCATACAAAACTCACAATGGCAAGAACTATCGTGAGATTTTGCTGAAATTGCCAGTCGAAGGCGAAGATGCTAAAAAGTTAAATGAACTATCCATGACCATACATGGAGTCCCCTATACAGATTTAATGGGGGATACATCCGAAATGGCAAAAAAACGCTTAGCGGTCAAGCGTGAATACAAAAACATATATGGTGAAAGTGGGCTAGGGGCAGAAGACCGAAGCATGTATCGCTCAGGTCATTGGAAAGAACACCCCAATGTTTTGGCTCATGCTCGAGTCCAAGACATTGATGGGCCTAATGGCGAGAAGATTTTGCAGATTGAAGAGATTCAGTCAGATTGGCATCAAGCTGGCCGTAAGAAAGGCTACAAGCCTGACAACTACATAGAGCAAAGTAATGACCTTGACAATCAGTTTTCAGAATTGGGTAAGAAACGCGCAGATCTTTTGCAAGAGGCCGAGCGCATTGGCTATCGTGGCGAAGGGTTTCACAAACTAATTGATGAAGCCAATAGCATTACGCCCCGACTCATGCAACTGCAAGAGCAAAGGGACAAATTTAGGAATGTCATCAGCTATGGTGTGCCAGAAGCCCCATTCAAAAAGAACTGGCATGAGTTGACCATGAAGCGTCTGCTGAACTATGCAGCCGACAATGGTTATGACAGTATTGCCATCACTCCTGGGCCAGAACAGGCTAAGCGGTATGACTTGAGTAAACAAGTTGATGACTTACAAGTGTATAGAAGCCCCGATGGAACATTCGACATCAAGGCAACATTGATGCGTGATGCAAGCACACAAAATGTTGGCAACAGAATTGCTCCAGAACAGTTGTCTGATTATGTTGGTCAAACTCTAGCGGAAAAGTTGTTAGCGCAACGCAACAACACGCAAAAATTCTATAACGGTGAAGATTTGTCAATCGGTGGCGAGGGCATGAAAGGCTTCTATGACAAGATGCTCCCTGACTATCTGAACACCTTTGGCAAGCCCTATGGCGCTCAGGTTCAACTGAATTCTTACCAGTTGGATATTCCATCAGAGGCTAGATCAGTTAACTTGCATACATTTCCCATCACGCCTCAGATGCGTGAGTCCATCAAACAAAAGGGTTTACCCTTATACCAACAGGTAGGCATCCCAACAGTTGGTACAGGTGCAGCATCTCAGATGTTTGAGCCTCAAGAAGAGCCTGAGTACGCACCTGGAGGTGCTATTGCCAAGATGGCAAAGAAAGCGATACCTGTTACCAGAGCGCCAGAGATCATTAGACCTAGCGGATTGACTGAACTCAAGAAGATTGTCCAGCAAGAGAAGGGCGGCTATGGCGCAAGGCGTTTAGAACGTGCCGCTGATGAAATCCCAAACCTTGAGAAGATGTACCAGCAAGAGGCGCTTAGACAAGCATTTGTTGGTGACAATGCCAAAGCTTTGATGACCATGAATCCTGCTGACTTTGAAAAGTACGCAACTCCACTGGTAGAAAGAGCTAGGCATTGGGGTAACTTAGGTGCAGGCGATCCCGACAAAGCTAATTTGCCTACAGCAGATTACATAAAGTATTTAAGAACTGTCGGGCCATTTGATGAAGTGCCATTTTTGGAGATAAACAAACAAGAGCAAGGTTTGCCTTTGATTCCCTTTATCTCTGGGCATGAGGGTCGCCATCGTAATCGAGCCTTAGCAAGCCAAGGTGAGCAAGCTGGGCTTGTGCAATTGTTACCACGCGCAGAGTTGCGTGAGCCTTTGCCACGCCGCTCTCAAGAAGAGTACATTGATGCTTTGAAGCAAGAACTTGAAATGACTGGCAACTTGGTTGATCCTCAAGAGTATTGGTCAACTGATGTCTTTGCTAAAAAGCCTCGAATTAGACTACCAACCACTAAACTGCCAGACATCTATGCCAAAGGCGGAGAAGTCAAACATCAAGTTAAAAAGGCTGTTGGTGGAGCAATAAATTTTGACACAGTACCTGATATGTCTGATCAAGGGCGTATGATTCAGGGTGCTCCATTTAAACGTGGAGGTAAAGTCAATTTGACTACCAACCGCGATACCATGTTTTTGGAACTGAGCAACAAGAAGCTCAAAAGGAAATAAGCTATGGCGACACAATTCCC